TATCATAAGTTCCAGTAAATGCTTCTTTTGCTGCACCAATACCTTCAGTAAATGCTTTTGCACCAAGAGCCATTACACCACCTGCCATAAACAAGTCTGCAAGTTCTGATGAGTATCCTAATGATTCTTTTAATTTATCGTTTTGGTCTTTAAGTAAATCTTCGTATTCTTTTGCTTTGTCTACTTGTTTTTGAACTTCTACTTCTTTCTTTTTTTCAATATCAAGAAGTTTAATTTGAGAGTCTAATTGTGCTAATAATCCTTTATTTAGGAATTTACCACTCTTTACAGTTTCTTCTATATAGTCTTTTCTAGCTTCAACTGCTGCGTTTAGTTTATCGGCGGCACTTGTTTGTGATTTAAGATTGTCTGCTAATTTTGAGGCAAACTCATTTGCAGCCTTGGTATTCTTTCCTGCTTTACCAAGAATGTCGGCTAATTCATTGGCGTAATTTCTAGCGCCAAGAAATGACTCTTCAATCTTTTTATAATCATCTGCCATTTAGAACCCTAAAGTTATTTAATTCCGAATGTTTGTTTCATCCCAGGAGGAACTTTATCCAAAGAACCATATGTTTGGATAAGTATCTTCTCTTGTTCTGAACTCATGTCTTTCACTTTTTGTTTAGACCTTTCAATGTCTTTTTCAATCTGTTTAAGTTTGTTATCGGTTTTAGCCTTTTCTATTCTGTGAAAGATTCTATCAATAAAACCCTCATCTACTCCTTTGGAAGATAAGACCTCTCTTAATTTAGTTGCTTTGATGGTTTTCATATAATATCCCTTTGTTATATTCTATAAATATGTAAAAACCCAACAAATATGTCGGGTTCTTATACTACTATTATTTTCTTGGTGTTTTTGACTTGATTTTTCTCATTTCTTTATCATGTGCCTTTTTTTCTTCTTGTTTGAATTCTATTATCTTACCGATATAGAAGTTTCTCGCCCAAACAGGCATATTGTAGACATCGGTGTGACTAAACCCACCATTTCCATGATATATGAGGTCAAAAATTTGAGAATGTAAATGCTTTCTATAATCACTCGGAAGGCCAAAAAAACCCGACATCCATAGGCAGTTGCATTTCTCTCTCTTCCCCGGTCTCCTCAGATACAAATTCAAATGTTAAATCAATATCGGGAACACTTTGGTTGATATACGCTCTGAGTGCCTTTGAATCTACTGCGAATAATTCATTGTCCACGAAATGATTGATGTCTTTTTGGTCATCTGACCCATCTACTGAAAGAATCATATTTTTCATTCTTGTAGTTAACTCTCTTGAAGTCATATCTTTTAATTTACGATTTGCCTTCTTAATTGCTTCTACTTGATGTTTAACTTTTCTTTCTTTAGATTCGGTCATCGCCATAAAGGTAACCTTTCTCTTTGAGGTTGGTAAAGTGAATTCGAACTCATTTTTATGTGGTTCTACTTGATTTTCACCCTCATAATCCTTATTTTGGAATTGAGTAAGGTCGATGTTTTCTTTTTGCTTTGTACCTGGCATAGTTGGGTCGTCAATTTCAACCTTATACTCTTTACCATACCCAAGTACTCTTGCAGCAATCATAATTGCGTTTTTATCACCTGTAACTAAATCTATGTATTTAATTGTTTCACCATCACCATTACCAACGATTAATGACTGAAATAATCTGTCTAAAACAGTTCCGTCTTTAATATATGATTGTGTGGTTAGGATATCTTCCTCTTTTGCGGTCATATACTTCATTTCAACCTTTCCACTTGATAGTGGGTTGTCTTTTGGGTATATAAGTCCTTTTGAGGGTAAATCTATAACTTCCGTAGGGAACTTATAGTCACGAACTTCTCTTTGTTCGTGGTCTTTGATAGCTTTTTGTACCATATCCTTGTCGGAAACTGGGTACTCATCTTCTAATCGTTCTTTTGCCATAATAAAACTCGTTTTATATCTTTTTTTGTTGTACTGTACTATAATATATATGTAACTGGACTATTATTAATACAAAAAGTCTCAAAATTGTTTTAATAATGAGACTTTAAGATTTTAAAATAGATTTTGGATTATCCCCAAGTATAACTACCTTCGGTTCCTGTTAGTGTAGTTACACCACATTCAAATCCATCTGGTAAATCACCATCATAGGTAATTTTTTCTCTTCCACCATAATCGAAGCCATTAATTGGGAGTCCCCAATCTTCATTTGCTTCTTTGATTGTAAAATGTGTTGCAGCTTCTTCACCATTGTCCTTGTCTTCCCAAGTACAATATGAATCATCACCAATCCACTCGACAATATTGTCTTCAATTCTTTTAACTATTAATTTTGCCATATCTTCTCTCCTTTTTGGTTAACCTTTAATAAATATGTAAATTAAATTAAAAAACCCACCTTATGGGGTGGGTTTCTTGTTTCAATTTTTATTACAATCCGTATTTAGTATTGTAGTATTGCGTAATCGTAAGTAAGTGTCATTTCTACTGTTGCTAAATCTTCTCCTGCATAATCCATGTCTGAGAAATTAGCTGATTGAATGTATGCACCTTTAAGTGTCCACTCTTCTACTTTATCACCAACAGGACCCAAACTGTTAAATGTGATATCTTTCTTATAGAAATCAGAGTATCCATCTCTACCTGTTACAGATTCATGATGTAGTCTTACCCACTCCATTACTGCTTGTGCAGCGGAAGGTACGACTGGGTCGTATAAAGTGATTGCTAAATCTTGCCACTCAGAACGACCTTTTACATATCTTCTAACATTGATATGGTCGATGGTAACTTTACCATTGTTTATTTCTGGTCTGGCTGCCGTTTTCACCAAGTATGCAGGAATTCCTTCGATGTACATGATGAACCTATTTGACATTTTAGGTTCAAAGTTGGTGAACATTATTTCATTTGGGTCTAATAATTGTGCCATTTAATTCTCCGTTTTCTCTTTCTAATAAATAGTCTTTATTTTATTTTTTATTCAGGGAACGCTGCGCCAGTTGGAAGTACATTGAAATCAAGTACTATAAACTCTGCAGTTTTCGCTGGTTGAATAAAGATTTCTCCTTTTAAGATGTTTCTATCTATAATATCGGGTGTATTGTTTGATTCGTCCATAATAACTCGGAATGCGTAAAGACCTTGTCTTTGTTGTACTGATTCTAAGTAAGGGTTAACTATACTTAGGAATCTGTTTCTTGTTGCTGCCGTATTATTTTCGAACAATAAATACCTTGAAGATGATGCGATGAACTTCTTCAATGCGATTAGTAATCTTCTTACATTAATTCTGTCAAGAGCTGAAGGTCTAGCTTGAAGTGTCTTCTGACCAAATACCGTAGCACCTTGTCCAGGGAATGTAGCGATTGGGTTAATTCTATTTTCGTATAATGTATCTCTCTCGTCATGAGTCAATCTTGACTTAACTTCGATTACATTTGATAAACCACCTCTATTTAAACCTGCGGGTGCGAACCATGGTTCAGCAACTGCGTCATTAAATGCGATAACACCTGGTAATACAACACTTGGTGGTACCCAGACTGGTTTATTTTTGTCTGTATCAAGAATCTTACACCATGGGTGATAAGTTCCGACATAGTTTGAATCGAATGAACTTAGTGAGTTAACTACTGTTGAGATTGAATCTGTGTAAGAACCTGCGTCCATTACGAAGAATGCATCTTGTCTGTCTTCACACATATCTTTTGCAAAAGTAGTTACTGAAGAGTGTAGTCTATTGATTACACCTGGTAATACTAATAGGTTCATATCATATTCATCAGGATTTGACATTGCGCTAATAGCTTTTCTCATTGCGATTGTACCACCTGCGGTTGCTGATGATAAATCCAATCCTTGCATATTACCTGCAACAATGTTTGTTCCTGTTAGTACTGTTCTGTTTGGTGCGAATCCATCGAACCCACCTTGGAATGGTACTAAGAATTTTTTATTGTCTATAAGACCATCGTTTAGTGCAATTGCTGCTCCATTAGAAGTACATTGACTTAATAAGAACTTAGTTCCAACAGTTTCAGAACTTGAGTCTGGAATTGGGTTTAAGTAGTTTAAGTTATCTGTATTTGTAAAGTCGAATGAATAACCTAAGAATGCTCTTTTGTTAAATTCATTTGCAATTGACTGGTCTGTTACATATGTAGGACTTGGTAAATTATGTCCACTATGTATAGGTGACTTAACTGCTGCGAATCCGAAAGGAACAAGACTTGCATCAAGTGCTCCACCATCCATATCACTATTTACTTCTACTCTAATGTTTACAGATGCGTTTGGATAATCCCCATTTGAAGTAACTTTACCATTGTTATCAACAGTAATATACTTGTCACCAATAACTCTTTTAATGTAGTTAGGTGAATTAGGGTCTAAGTTAAGTCCACTAAATTCTTCTATAATACTTGGTCTAACATCACTATCTTGAACAGTTTGACCAAATATAGAATTAGCAATTTTAGAAGTATCTACTCTTCGTAGGATAACACTAAATGTTCCGTACTCAGAACCAGGAACTTCATTTGCTGGTTTAATATCTCTAATACCAATTTTAAATTCGTAGTTTGTCGAAGTACCATGTGACAATGTGTGGAATCTAAATAAGTTTTTACTTGTACCTGATACATCTTGTGATATGATGAAAGGTGTTGAAGCTTCTTGGTATGCTTTTGTATAGTCAGTTTTTCTAAATGTATCAACTTCTACATTACAATTAGGGTCAGCTGCGAAAGATGACGATTGGAATGAATTGAAGTTCATATATAGGTAACCAAATTCCGAACCATTTTTAGGAGATGAACCAAGTGTTTTTCCAATGTAGTTTACTGCGCTTGGGTCTAATGATGCGGTTGCTATTGCAAGTACTGCTGACTCTGATAAACCTGTTACTGCACCCGATGCACTCATATAAAGTGCGAAGTTAGATGCCGAAACATCTGGTGTTGGTGAAGCTGCTGAACCACTCAAGTTTGTTACAAGTGACCTATCAAATGAACCTGTTGAGTTTGCAACACCACCGAAAGGTACTTTTGTAGTAGGGTGAATTACTGCTGCTACTGAACCACTAATCTTTAATACTAAAGGTTCAACAGTATAACCACTCTGTCCTAATACTCTTACGATAGTCGCAGTTCCTGCGTCTTCTAAATATGATTGTGCAGTATAAGGTAGGTATGAATCTTCTGTCAAACCACCAAATACTTGTTGAAATTCTTGAAAGGACTCTACCTGTGTTGGTACGAATGCAGGCCCCTTTATACTTTGTCCTATAAGTGCCGCACCTATCTCTCCTATACCTTGTGGTAAGAATGAGAGGTCTTTTTCTCTTGTGAATACACCTGGACTAACAATTCTTTCTGCCATTATTTTCTCCTAAATTAAATCTTTGGGTTTACCTTTATATAAATACTCCAAAAATTTCCAAAACGAATACTTATTTGTTAGGTGTGAAAGTATTTGTAGCCACATCGTAAGTTCCCTCACCATATTTAGCTCTCAACTCCACACTTAATTCTCTTTCCTCGTTGGATAATTCTCTGTAAGATTCCATCAAAGTGTTCTTTTCAAGTTTCATTTCATTGAATTGGGCTTCCATGTTTTGAATACCAATTTCAATCTCACCTAACCTTGATGTAATTGATAGAGTTTTACTTTGAATTTCCGTAATTTTTTTAACTTCTTCTTCCGAAAAACTTTTTATTTCTTTTTCTGCCATAACATATTAATTTTATTTACTACACTTATAAATATGGAAAAATTATTCATTACCACTCTTTTTAGAGATTTTAATGCCAGAAAGACTTGGGTCTTCTGAAAATGAAACTTTTCCAATCGATACTGTTCGTTTAGTATTGTTGTTTAGTCCGACATATTCTGGAACGATATAAGCCTTAGTTACTAAAGATATTGTTGCTTTAGTAATTCTATCTTGACCCATCTCGGACATTGTTTCAAATGAGTAAGAATCACCTTTTATTACAAACTTATATCTTTCACCAAAAGAACGACCTTGGAAAAATACAATTTGCTCTACAACTTTGTTAACTTGTTCCATATAGTCACACCAAACTATCACTTCATATTGTAAATCAACATAATCAGGTCTTTCAACTGACATAAATTCTTTCTTTGGATTTTCTCCTGTCAGTATTGCAAATTGGTCGTACTTATTAAGTTTATTGTACTTTCTTTCAAAGAACTGATGTGTATCTTCGTTTTGTGCAACTTTTAATTTTGCTAAATCGGTGTTTACTGATAGATTATCTCTTTTAAAAACAATAACGGGAGTTAACATCATTCCGTTTTCGTCTCTCATAAACCCATCTCGTTGTGCACTTGCCCACTTTTCAGGTGATGCATACATTACAGGAACAGGATAAAATCTTCCATCATCCTCAACAGTTGGTCTTACATCCTTTTCTAAAAAGTTTTTAAATGCAGAATCGATATCGTAAATACCAACACTTACATTTTTTACATTATCCTTATCCCTTCTATACTGCTTTGCTTTATTTAATATAGGGTCAGGTGATGTAGAAGATTGTGTTTGTATAATCTGAGGTTTCGAGTTGTCTGTATTTCTGTATTTAGTTGCCATCGTTTATAGTCCCATTGGTACTTCGTTATCATTTTGGTTTGAATTACCGAATCTTGTTTCTACTAATTTAATACTTGTTTGTCTTGTAACATGACTATCACATATAATAGATACATTTAAACCTTGAGCATCACCACCATCCCAATACTGAGGATTCTTTCCTGCAAAGTATTGATATGAGTATGATGCGTCTATTAGATGATATTCATTATTCCATTGTACAATATCACCAACTGCAGGTACTAAATCTTTTTCTTTTAATGTATCTCTTAAAAACTTAAACTGAACTTCACGAGAATATGATTGTCCAAACTCATCAGATATTTGTGCTGCTTGATTTCTTTCTACTAAACATGGTATTTTTATTGGATTGTGAAATACTTTATTGTCACCCTCACCATATAAATTAGATTTGGTTTCAGTAATCGCAACCATATAGTAATACACTTCTGTATCAATTATATCATTAATGAGTTCTTTGTTCAATTTATTAAACAAACTCATATCTCTTTGTCCACCGAACAATGCCATAAATTACCCTATAAAAATTGGTCTTGGTACTCTGTTTAAAGTTTCCTCTAAGTATTCAGACTCTTCTTTTTTTGCTTCCATTAATGCTCTACGAGAAGTTGATTCTAACATTTCTTTCAAGTCAGTTAACAAAGTTTCTTTTTCAGCCGAAGCTTCATTTCTTAAATCAGACCCATCAAGTGTTACATCTGCACCTGGTATAGGAATAGAACTAAATTTAGCTCTGATAGCACCTAACATTTCTTTTGCTAATGCCAATGCGTATCGTGCAATCCATTGTTTACCTGCACTATTGATATTAGTATATGTTAATCTTCCAAATGGTGCGTTTGATAAATCACTTACAACATTTGAATTTGCAATTGGTGATTTACTTTCACTTTCTAATGTATAATCGAAATATACTTTTGCACCTGTATCTTTTCCTTGAGGGAATGGATATAATCTAATTCGTTGTCCATCTACATGGAATCCATATGATGATTTTCTAATATAATCATTAAATTCAATTGCTTGTAATCTTAATAAGTCATCAAACATTGGTTGCATCATGAATGAAACACCTGGCGAGTAATTACCCCATCCAAAAGTTTCTAACATTTGCTGAGAACCTAATCCTGTTCCGATGAATGGGTCAAAGTATCTTATGATTGCTGGTGGTTGTGTATGGAATACTCGTCTAAGTACGATACCATCATTTACTGAACCATTTTCTAAGTTCACCACATTTGCATCAGATAAATCATAAATTTGTTTACCTGCCACCATTTCAAAAGAACCTGTATATACTGTTACTCGTCCACCACTTAATGCTTCAGTACCATAATCTTTTGCTATACTAACCATACCATTTAGATTTGGTGCAATCTCAGTATCAGACAAATCAGTACCTAAAGCAGTACCTTGTATTGACAACATATTTTCTTTTGCTCTGTATTGATTTACTTGTGAAGAGTATTCGTTAGCTGCTTCTTCAAGACAAGTAAAAAAGTTTATATCTTGCAACTCGACATCTACGATTGGGTATCCCAATCTCTTCGCACACCATTCTGCTACTTTCGGAGCGTCATTCTGAAATTGAGTATCAGAATCAAAGAATCCGAAAGGAGTTGATGAACCACTTGAAAATGAACCTGAACCAGGCCATATTGGAATGTTTACTGCCATTTAATTCTCCTCTATGTATATAAATATGGAAATAATTAGCTTTCCCTATTTTCCATGAACGAAACTACAATATAACGAGTACCTTTAGTGGTTGCACGCGCTCCATGCTTATGAGTTATATTGCCAGGATGTAATGTTGCGTAACCAATTGGATTTTTTACTAACTTCTTTTGTCTTCTGAACCAAGTACCACCACCTTCGTATTCATCTAAATCTGATAGTTGTACTAAACAAGTAATATCTGCCCTATCGTGATGTATTCCCAAGTGTCCTTGTGCAGTTGGTATATATTTTGCTAAAAAGTTTTCGGAACTCATACTATCCCATCCTTTACCTTCTAACGCCCATAAATATACTGCAACTTGCATAACATAGTCTTTCAATACATCATTATATATCTCGTCCATTCCAATTTCTGTTATCAACATATCAGTTGTTGGGTAATTTTCATGTCGGTCAAAAGTCCATCTATTAGAATGTTCGGCTTCTTCTCTAATCATTTTACAAAATTCTTCAGTAAATAAAGGAAATTGAAAACAACTATCAAATGGTTCGTCTACTATCAAATCCCATTCCTTTGTACGAGCTGAATATGATATGAATTTTTTTGTCCACTCATCTTTGTTGTCCCAATATGTGTATAGTTCTGGATGAAGTTTTTCAAATCCAAAATCTTCTGGCGGAGTAAATCCTCTTGCCTCATCTGGTAACTTATCATTCACCAAATTATACCACTCTACATATCTGTCACTCCAATTTTGTTTTCTTGCAAATTGTTCAGCACTATCTAACAACTTCTTGTGTTCTTTTACTTGTTGACTTGAAAAAGCAAATGCTGCGATAAATGTATATCGCATAAGGCCTGTATTTTTATTTTCCCATTTGTAGTTATCAGGGGAACTATCATCAAATGGAGTTTCACCTGACTCATGAGTATGTGAACTTATTAATGTACTTTTATTATCGAGTAAGTGTTTTAAATTACCTGTATCAGATGATAGAAGTTTAACTCGACCCATCATCATTTCAAGAGCAGTTATACAATATGTTTCAGGATACTGAGATGGGTAAATCCACCACTCAGAAGATTTAATTTGTTTGTATAACTCAGATGGATTTAGTGAACCTAAATAATGTACATCAAAGTCTCTTTCATAAGTTGGGTAATCTTTTTTTATTCGTTCTAAAGTGTCCCAATCATTAGTATAAGGTGGTGATGCAACCCACAAAGTTAAATTAGGATTAATGTTTTTTAAATCATCCCAAATATTTAACAGATTCCACAATCCTCTATCAGGTCCAGATGTGTAAATTACTTTGTCTTTAAATTTTTCTTGTTGGATGGAATCAAAGTCGGATGGGTTTATAGCATTTCCTATAACTTTAACCTTTTCAGAGTTTAAATTATATTTTTTCACTAATTGACCCTTTTGCCACTCTGATACTGCGATTATATTTGTTAATTTAGGATGGTTTAGATAATCTACTCCATCATTTGGAAGAGTCTCACCATTATACCATGAATAGAACTCTAAATTATGTATCCAAAAGTAAGAACTATCGAATGTTATATTTTTATCTTCTAAAACTTTAAAGTAATGAATGTAATTTGATGCAATAACAACATCAAAGTGTTGATTGTTATCAATACTGTCATAATCAATAAATTTTAGATTATTTGTTTGACTATTTGAAACTTCACCTGTAATTATTACCTCGTGACCTTTCTTTTCAAACTCTTTAGCTAAGTTAATGACGCAATATTCAGAACCACCCATACCTTTTTGTTTTAGTATGGTGTCATTAATTGGTTCGTTTTGATATCCTACTGTAAATAAAACTCTCATATCTATTCTACTATATAATTAACAAATTCTTCGTTTTTACCATATCTGTCATAATCTCTATAACTGATATCTTTTATTGAATGGTTTTTTTCATAATCCCACATCCAATCTTCTTTTCCTAATTCCTCAAATCTATCCTTTATTTGAGTATCATAATAATCTCTAATTAACCTTGCTCTTCGGTTAATATCAACTCTATTGTTGTCAACAGTAGAGTCTCCATTATTATATTGTACATATAACATTTTTTTAAGATGAATAAATTTAGTTTCTAAAAATGTTTTAATAATTAATTCTAAATCATCTGCGACTGAAATATTTCTATTGTGTCCTCTGATTTTATGATACACATCTCGATTCCAAACTCTACAATGGTTTGGCATCCCAATATTAAATCTAATTGTTTTTGGATTTATTTCAGGATAATGATGTACTAACCACTCTTTATCATCAATCTCTTGCCAAGTATGACCTGCGTAACCCCATACAAATCCATTCTCAGAATGACCATACCAATCATCACCTATGTAACCATATATTCTCGGTGAATTATCCTTTTCAACTTCAGTTACATCTGTATAAATAAATCCAGCATCTGTATGTTTCTTACTTGCATCAAGAACATCTTCTAAACAAGTTGATATTAACCAATCATCGTGGTCTAATTCAAATAACCACTCACCATTACATAACATTGCCGCTCTATGTTTAGCCTCACCAACATTTCCACCTGATATTGGTGATATTCTATATGGTTTTACCCTATAATCTAATTTAGCTATATGATTTATCATTTGCCAAGTTAAATGATGGTCTTCTGGTGAATCATCTACCACAACCCACTCCCAATTCTGATATGTTTGTTCTAATAGAGATTTGTATGTTCTAAATATTCTATTTTCAGTTTTATATGTTGGAGTGAATACTGATAATAGTGGTGAATCTTCATTACTATAAACTCTATTTGATTCACATGACCAAAAAGTTGACTGACAAACTACATCATTCGCTATTACATTATCAGGATAAATTTCTTCTGCATTAACTATCTTAGATTTTACAATATCATCGGTTACATTTTGTAATTCCGATGGAATTTCACCTATTACATAAATAATATCAGCTTTATGTTTGGATAAATGTGATTTCCAATTTTTAGCATCTCTGTATGAATAAATTACAACATTTTCGAATAAATCTTCTTCGTGATAGATGTCGGATGTTAATTCGTATTTACCAAATCGTTTCCAACCATATACTAATGCCGTTGGTAAAGTAGTCTTTTGCATATCTTATCTGTAAGGTTCACCACCAACCCATAAAACAAATGATTTTCGTATACCACTTGTTACGGGAGTTACTCTATGTAAATAAAATGAAGGAAATATAATCGCTGCTCCTTTTTTAGAAGGTGCAGTCAATTCTTTTCCAATATTAAATTGTAAGTCACCACCTTCGTATTCATTTGAATCTGAAAGTTGTACTGTTACTGATATTTTTCTTTGATTTTGTATCTCTATACCACAATCCATATGCCAATCATACCCACCTTCTTGACTTCCATAATATTCAGTATATTGAATTGATTCATTCATAGTAGATAAATCAAACTTCCACATTTTTTGATTTGATTCTACAATCATATTGTGAAGTTTTTCATAAACCCATCCCCATTCTTGATTTTGAGGACACCATTTTACTCTTGATTTTCTATAATCTGATTTTTTTGATGATTCACCTTCACCTGTTGCTGCATCTTCAAATGGAAGGAGTTTGGTCATTTGTTCTATTTGACTTAATTCAGTTGAATCAAACCCATCTGCGAACCAATAATAATCTGTGAAATTTACATCCCATCTATGAGGGTTTCTATCGAATCCAAAATTTGCTCTCATAACTTTTTTAATGTTTGTATATAAATATGAAAAATAATTTAGTAAAAGCTACCACTATGTACAGACCTTATGATATAGACATCATCACCTGAAGACCATCCATTTGGTTTAAATGTTAGTATACCACCTTGAACTTCAAAATATCCTAAACCACTCATCGAAGCCCCTTGAGCACCAATTACACCTTTTACACCTTGAACACCCGTATTACCTTTAACGCCAGTACGACCACCTGAGCCAGTTGCACCTTTATTACCTGCATTACCTTGAGCACCTTGAACACCACCACCACCTGTTGTACCTTTAGAACCTTTATCGCCTGAATTACCTGTTTTACCTTTTAGACCTTGTAAACCTACTGCGCCTGTATTACCTTTATCACCTGCGAGGCCTGTATTCCCTTTAATACCCGTTCTACCGCCAGAGCCAGTTGCACCTTTATTACCTGCATCACCTTGAGCTCCAACTGCACCTTGGTTTCCTGTATTACCTTTAGAACCCTTATCGCCTGCATCACCTTGAGCTCCAACTGCACCTTGTAAGCCCGTTGCACCCGTATTACCTTTATCACCTGCTACGCCTGTATTACCTTTTACACCAGTACGACCACTTGAACCAGTTGCACCTTTATTACCTGCATCACCTTGAGCTCCAACTGCACCTTGATTACCTTGGTTACCTTTTGCACCTTTATTACCTGCGAGGCCGGTATTACCTTTATTTCCTTTAACACCTTGGTTACCAGTATTTCCTTTATTACCTGCATCACCTTGAGGACCTGTTGCACCTTTTACACCTGTTCTACCACCTGAGCCAGTAACACCTTTATTACCTGCAGCACCTTGAGCACCAAGTAGACCTTGATTACCAGTATTTCCTTTAGAACCCTTATCGCCTGAGTTACCTGTTTTACCTTTTAGACCTTGTAAACCTACTGCGCCTGTATTACCTTTGTTTCCGGCAACACCCGTATTACCTTTTACACCTGTTCTACCACCTGAGCCAGTAGCACCTTTATTACCTGCATTACCCTTAGTACCTTTATCACCTTGGTTACCAGTATCTCCTTTAGCACCTTTATCACCTGCGAGGCCTGTATTACCTTTTAGACCTTGTAAACCTACTGCGCCTGTATTACCTTTGTTACCTGCATCGCCAGTATTACCTTTTACACCTGTTCTACCACCTGAGCCAGTAGCACCTTTATTACCTGCATCACCTTGAGCTCCAATTGCACCTTGTAAACCTACTGCGCCAGTATTTCCTTTAGAACCTTTATCGCCTGAATTACCTGTTTTACCTTTTAGACCTTGTAAGCCCGTTGCACCCGTATTACCTTTATTACCTGCGAGGCCTGTATTCCCTTTAATACCCGTTCTACCACCTGAGCCAGTAGAACCTTTATTACCTGCGAGGCCTGTATTTCCTTTAACACCTTGGTTACCAGTATTTCCTTTACTACCCTTATTACCTGCATCACCTTGAGCTCCAACTGCACCTTGTCGACCTACTGCGCCTGTATTACCTTTGTTACCTGCTACGCCCGTATTACCCTTAACGCCTGTTCTACCAGTTGAGCCCGTACCACCTTTATTACCCGTATTTCCTTTTGCACCTGTTAGTCCTGTATCACCAGTATTTCCCTTAGCACCTTTATTACCTGCGAGGCCTGTATTTCCTTTATTTCCTTTAGCACCTTG